TGGGCCTGGGCGATCACGCGGGCGAACTTGGCGCAGTAGCCGATGGCTTCCAGGCCCTTTTCCTTGGTGTCGCCGATGTAGTAGACGTTGTCGCCCCCGGCGCTCTTGCGCGCTGCGGCTACCAGCGTCTTGCGCAGCATGGTGCCAAAGGTGATGCCCGTGCGGCGGCCCTTGGGCACCGCGACGATGGCCGCTTCAATGGCGGCCACCTCGCGCTGGTGCTTCATGAGCACGCCTTCGGCCAGTGGATTGAAGCCATCCTGAATGCCGCGCACGCTGGCGGGCAGATCGTCCCATTCCAGCGTGCGCAGGGTGGAGGCCAAGGGCTTGATGGCGTGCATCACTGGCCCTTTGGCTTGGGAATGCCCAGGAACTTCTCTTTCCAGAAGTTCACCTGGTCGTCGTCCATGCCCTGGGCCTTGGCAACTTCCTGCAGGTTGGCCTCCTGTTCGGCCAGCAGCTTGCGGCGCGTGGCTTCTTCCACTTTCGCCTGGAATTCCTTGAGGTTAATGCTAGACCTGGTCAGGGTGGCGATGTTCTTCGCAGCCTTGGATAGCAGGGCCACTCGTTCACCAGGGTCGGCCTTTTCTCCGTCCTCGCCGATCTCGTCGGCCTCCTGCAGCGCGAGGATGGCCTCGAACAGCTCGGTCTGCACCATGGCCGTCAGGGCCTCGCTGCGCGCGTCCTTGTCGTCGCCCGCGTGGGCCTGTATCAGCTTGGCGGCCTCGGTGCTGGCGCGGATGGCGGTCAGCCGCCGGTCGAGCTTGGAGCCGTAGCGGTGCAGTGCCGAGCGGCTGGGCAGTTCGCCCGAGCCCGACTGGGCTGGCCAGCGCTCGCGCAGGTCGGCAATCAGTTCATCGAGCGTCATGCTGCCCGAGGCAAGCATGGCCTGGATGTACGCTTTGATCTCCGGCTCCAGCCGGTCGATGCTGCTTTTGCGGCCCATGGGCTACCAGTACTTCTCGGGCCGGGCGATGCCGGGCTCGCAGGGGATTTCGTACTCGGCTAGGTCAACGCCGATGCGCGTCAGCTCGGCGAACCAGCGGCCGGAAGGTTGCCGGTCTACCTTGATGAGCTCGCGGTCGTGCAGGTAGTCCAGCTCGCGGCGCAGTTCCAGCGGCGTGGCGTCCGGGTGAGCGCAGCGCGGCGCTGACCCGTGATCTCACCACCCAATTCGCGGCGCTCGGGTACGAGCTGCCCCGGTCCCGCGATGAGCTGCGCGCCCTGATGGACGCCAACATTGCCCTGGGCGCCGCAGGCGCGCCCACAGTGGCCGCGCTGCTCAACCTGCAGGGCTCGCTGGCCCAGATCACCCGGTCTGCCGAGGATGCCGCCAAGGCCCAGCAGGAGGCTGCAGAGCGCCAGGCCAAGGCCGAGGCGGACGCCCGCAAGGCGGCCACCGATGCTGCCTGGTCCGCACTGCAAAAGAGCGTTCAGGCCGCGCGCGACGCCGCGCAATCCGAGGTCGCGCTGCGCGAGGAACGTCTCGCCACGGCCCGCGCCGTCGTGGACATCGCTCGCGATCAGGCACGCGAGCTGCGCGGCCAGGTTGCGAGCGCTGCCGCGATGTCGGCCGCCCAGGCCAATGCATGGATCGACAACGCGCTCACCGCAGCGCTCGGCGGCCAGCTCCCCGATGCCGAGGGCCTGCGCCAGGCCGTCGCAGACGCACGCGCGGGCATGGGCACCAGCGCCTACGCCAACCGGCTGGATTACGAGGAGGAAGCCATCCTTCCCCTGGCGAACATCGGCGGGCGTCTGGGCGTGCATGCGCTCGGCGGCAAGGGCGAGGCGCAAACCGTGGCCGCGCTGCGCCAGCTCGCCCAGCAGCAGTACGACCTGCTGCGCGCCGTGATCGTGCGGCTCGACAGCATCGAGACCCTCGCGCGCAAGCAGGACGCCATCGGCGTGCTGCAAAGGGAGACAGCATGAGCCCGCTCGACGGATATGCCATGGGCATGGGGTTCCTGCCACCCATGGCGATCACCCCTGACAACATGACCACCAACGTGCCTGCGAGCACGTTGGCGCCCTGGTCGGCCACGGTGCAGTACGCCCTGAACGAGGAAGTGATTGACGCGCAGCGCGTGATCTGGCGCTCCATGATGGCGAACAACCTGGGCAATGATCCCGCGACAACCGCAGGCAAGTGGCAGTCGCGCGGCGTCGAGAACCGCCTGCGCATGTTCGACACGTCGCTCGGCTCCGTCACGGAGCACGACGACATGATCGAGATCGTCGTCGCGCCCGGCCGCGTGGTCACCGACGTGATGCTGATGGGGGTGCAAGCCTACGACGTGCAGCTCGTGGTCACCGATCCCGTCCACGGCGTGCTCAAGGACACCGGCTCCCTGCTGATGCTCAAGCCCTCGGGCGGCTCGCACTGGGGCTACTTCTTCCATCCCATCGAGCGCGAAACGAAGCTGCACATCTCCGGCCTGCCGGCCTACACCCAGGCCACCGTCACGATCCGCATCCGCAACCCGGGCGCCAAGGCGCGCTGCGGCGAATGCGTCATCGGGCGCTCTGTCTGGCTGGGCGACACCTACTGGCGGCCGTCCATCGGCTTCGACGACTGGGGCCAGAAGGGGCGCGATGACTGGGGCGGCTGGAAAGTCAACCCGGGCGCGTATTCGGACCGCATGGAGCTGCAGGTCCTGGTGCGCGGCACCCAGTACGAGCGCACGCGCGAGCTGATCCTGCCCTACCGCTCCAGGCCGGTCGTTTGGTTCGGCGCGCGCGGCGTCAATGCGCTCACCAGCTATGGCTATGTCATGAGCTTCAAGCAAGTTCTCGTGGCACGTGGGTTTTCTGACTGCAACTTGGCAATCGAAGGACTGGAGGTTCCTGCCACATGATCTTTACCCCGCCCCCCGGCGCACCTACGGAGTCGGCGCCCATCCCCAATCGGCTGACCGACGATCAGCCCGCCTTCGACGTCAAGACCAACGCCTACCTGAACTGGACTGCGGCCTTCCGCACCTGGCTCGCCGGCTTCGTGGCCTGGCTCACCACCTTCCTGGCGGAGCTGGGCCAAGCGCTGCAGGGCATCGAGGGCAACAAGAATGCGGCCCAGTCTGCCGCGGCTGCGGCAGAGACCAGCGCGCAAAACGCGGCCGTGATCGCAGGCGCCGTGCGCTGGGCACCGGGCGACTACATCCAGGGTGCGGCCGTGTGGTCGCCGCTGTCGCTGCTCACCTACCGCCGCGTGCCTGTGGGCGTGACGGCCAGCGCTGCCGATCCGTCTCTTGATCCTGTGGGCTGGCGCCTGACCGGCTCGCCGTACTCGATGCCCCAGCAGGAGCTGACAACGCCCGGCCCCCACCAGCTCGTGGTAGGCATGCACTACCTCCTGAGGCATCCGCAGTGCGAGTGCCTCATGCCCGTCAACGCGGCGCCGCAGGAGCAACTGCGCACTACGAATGAGAGCGGCAGCTCCGGCCTGGTGCTGCGCCGCAACGGCGGCCTGTTCGCAGGCATTGACGATGACGTGGTGATCGACGCACGCCGCGCCGACAAGCTCTGGACTCAAACCGCAACCCGAGGGTGGATTTAAACGATGATTTCCTTCACCGAGCATTTCGGCGGTGGGGCCGCGCTGCGCCGCCGCACCATCTGGCGGGGCGACGACCGGCTCGTGCCAGGCATCGTCACGGATCAGTGCCGTGCGTTCAAGCTGCGCGCGCCCACGTCGCCCGCGACGACGATGCGTGCCGTCGCCCACAACGGCTCTGTCTATGTCCTTGTGCCGAGCGTTGGACAGACGATCTACACGAGCACTGACCTTGTGACGCTCACGGCTCGGCCTTTGTCGATCAATGGCTTCAAGAGCCTGTCTCCCGATGGTGCTTTCTCCATCGGCGAGGGGCTGCTTGTCTGCGGCGCGGGCGTGCTCTCTTCGGACGCCGCCACCCGCTTCGCTGTCTACTCCATGGATAACGGCGCTACGTGGGCTTGGATCAGCACCCCCGGCACCGCGAGCTTTATGCACTCCTCGGGCGGGCGAGTCCACGCGACGGGCACCCCGGCCGCGAGTTTCTGGGTGTCTGCCTCGGCGAGCGGGCCTTGGGTGCAGCGCAATTTTCCGGAAAACGCGGGCGTGGGCACGGCGTGGAACACCGTGGTCTTCAATGGCGCGACCTGGCTTGCGCTGGCATTGGGAAACGACGGCGTCAACGGCTCGGCATGTGCGACCAGCGTGGACGGGGAAACTTTCAGCTCCGCCACGCCCGCATGGCTGGCCGCCAACCGGCTCATGCCCGTGCCGGCGAGCCGGGCCTTTGTGCGGGGCGGCAAATTCATCGCACTGGGCTGGAAGCGCGGCTCCAACTTCATCGCGCTGATGGACGGCGCCGACGGTGTCACCTGGCACCAGCGCGGGTCGTACACGCTGAACAGCCCGCCCTCGCGGGTACTGCATGACGTGTCGCGCCGGGCCATCGAGATCGGCGGCGTGCTCTACGCAGGCGCGCTGCTCGCCTGGGGCGACAAATACATCACCACGCTGCTCAGCACCGCAGATGGCGAGAACTGGCGGCTGCACGGTGATGGCGAGGTGCTATCCCAAGCCCCCGCAAGCATCGAACTGCAGCAGCGCGCGGGGACCAGCAGCATCGTGATGTGTGGCGGCCTGCTGGAAACCGACGTCGATAACGGCATGGAGCTCTACTATGAACTTTGAATTCGACCTTTGGGGCTGGTACATCGGCCAGGCCGCAGAACCTGGCCCGCGCACCACGGCCGTGGCTCCGGCCAACTTGTCCACGGCCGAGGCCGAGGGTGAGCCCCGCAGCAACTGGACGGGTGTGGAATGGCTGGAGCTGCCCTACGTGGTGCCGTCCGAATCCGTCGAGCCCGAGGTGCAGCAGGACCCACGCTGGTGGTGGATTGACCCCGGGCCCTTCAAAGATCGCCTGGGCATGGACACGCCGGCCATTTACGCGAGCGGGCACGACGCCTGCAAAGGCGTGGTGGGCATGGTCGAGGGACGTAAGTACATCGACCTCAAAGACCCGCGCATCGCTGCCATGATGGAAGTGCTGATCGCCACGGGCCAGCCAACCGCGAACCCCGTCTGGCAAGGCAGCGGTCCGATGACGGAATCCAAGCGCACAGCGATCCTGACCGCGCCGACGACCGAGTACGAGCGACACGTCAAGGGCCTGGAGAACTGACCATGCTGCTCGCCTCGTACAAGTCCACCAGGCCCGGCCTGCAAGGCTTGGCCAACCGCGCCATTCGTCTACGCCTGCGCGGCCCCTACAGCCACACCGAGGTGGTGTTCGAGCCCCACGACCAAGTCGGCCGCCTGATGCCCGATGGCACCACGGCGCCCGGCGCAGACGGCGGGCTGTGGTGCGCTTCCAGCGTGGCGGCCGAGCGCCTACCGGCCCATTCGCCGCGCCGCGCCGGCAGGGTGGGCGGCGTGCGCTTCAAGCGCATCGTGCTCGACCCTGGTCACTGGGACTTGCTGCCGTTGCCGTTCGACGCTGTGCGGGCGGCGACATGGTTTCATGCCCACCAGGGCGCGCTGTATGACTGGCAGTTGATCCTGGGCTTCTTGTCCTGGCTCATTCCCGGTAAGGCTGGGCGTTGGACATGCTCCGAGGCCAGTGCCGAGGCAACCGATTACCCGGATTCGGAGCGCTTCGACCCGTGCAACCTGCGCGCGTCCGTGGCCGCGCTGCAGCGCTCGCATCCATATCACCTGTGGGGAGTGTGATCAGACAGAAAAAAGACGGGCGACCCCTGCTGGTGCGGTAACACCGGCAACAGCCCCAACCTGCAGAGCATGCCTGCAAGCCGACAAGGCCCGCCACCCTGTACAGAGTGCGGCGAGTCTATCGGATGTTTCAACCCGTGTAACAGGCTTGCAATGATTGAAATCCGCTGCGGCTCCTGCCGCCGCAAACTCGGCGAGGGCGAGTACACCGTCCTCACCATCAAATGCCCCCGCTGCGGGGCCATGAATACTCTGAGGGCCGTGAGCCCCTCACCAGCGCGCCAGGGAGCGCCACTGCAAGGCCCCCATGGCACCCATAATTCCCTGGATCGGCGGCAAGCGCCGCCTCGTAGACCTGCTCCTGAGCCGGTTCCCACCCCATAGCTGCTACGTGGAGGTGTTCGCGGGCGGCGCGGCTGTCTTTTTCGCTCGCAACCCCGCCGACGTTGAAGTCCTGAACGACGTGAACGGCGACCTGGTCAACCTGTACCGGGTGGTCACCCACCACCTGGAAGAATTCGTGCGTCAGTTCAAATGGGCGCTCACCAGCCGCCAGGTTTTCAAATGGCTGCAGGAGACCCGGCCCGAGACCTTGACCGACGTGCAGCGCGCCGCGCGATTCTTCTACCTGCAGCAGCAATCATTCGGTGGCAAGGTGGCGGGCCAGACCTTCGGCACCGCCACCACAGCCCCAGCCATCAACCTCCTGCGGATCGAGGAGGCCCTCTCGGCCGCCCACCTG